TTAAATCGCCCTGTGATAATGTCGGTGAATTTCATATCGCTGGTGAGTTCCAGCTTTACTTCGGGATAGCGTCGCATAAAGCTGTCGAATTTTTCCCATAAGAGCATAAATGAATAATTGCTCACCTGCTTCGGTGGTGGCTATGCTGTGGGTGGTGCTGTTGATCAATTTGATTTTTAATTCTTCTTCCAATTTGCGTATGGAATGGCTGAGTGCGGAGGTGTATACGCCCAACTGTGCCGCCGCTTTGGTGAAACTCCCTGCTTGTGCGGCGATTAAAAAATATTTGAGTTCGTTTAGATTATTCATTGTGTTGTGTTGTGATTGTTGAATTTTGTTCAAGAGTTTAGCGAGCTTTTATTTAAACTGGTATTATGAGAGTCTATTAAATGAAAATGCCGTCTGAACTTTCAGGCGGCATTTTATAATATCTTATTAAATTACAAATATACTGAGTTAATATATTCTAAAAATATTTCTCTTAATTGATTACCACGCTCTTCAATATACTCAAGACACCATTTATCTTTATTACGTAAATAATCATTAATTTTTACATTACCACTCTTAAAACCAATAATATTGTCCTTTTTATCTTTATCTTCCGCCTTTTTATCAAATGATTTGTTAGATAAATTGCTGTTATAAGCGGATAAAGTCAGATTTCCTAAAGAATGCAATCCGTATTTACAATCCTCATTCCATTCACCTTCTTTGGGATTTTGCGGATAAATATGCTCCACTGACCAAATTGCTTTTCCTTTTTGATTAACTGCCCAAAAATCTACTTTATTTTCTGCTGTACGGTTTTGTTGCTCCAAATAGATTAAAATATAACGTATTAAGGCTGGATTATCTTCATATAAGGATTTACTTAGCAATGCCTCTTTAATTCTTTCTTGTGAAGGTAATTCTTTTTGTAATTCATCAAACAAACTTTTTTCATTATATTTGTTATGTTGCGTTTCCGTTGCCCGAATAAAAATTTCATCTAAACGATTGGTTGCTGGACTATCTGTCAAATGGCGAATCATAAACCATTTCTCAATATAATCCAGTAAATTGGCAAAATTTTGTTGAGAGTACTTCTCAAATAAAAATAACAGTAGTGTATAAGCTGGTGCAATCCCTAACTTCTTCAAATCAAATAATTTATTCTTATATTTACTCCATAATTCATCTTTCTCCTGAATATTTTCAGGGTATGACAAAAATTTATAAATGATTCTATTATTGATTATGTGAGATCTCAAATGAAAGAATCAAATTCAATCAAATATTTTATTAATCATTGTGATGTCTCAAATCCTGATCTTTTCTCAAAATGTCTATCAAATAACTTAAAAATACTAAATAGGAATAAAATAGACTTCTTTATTGCTCATTGAGAACATCCACACAAAGTAAGAAATTAGGACTTATGTTGAATTAAACGGAATTAAGTGGGTCAGAAGTCTTATAGAATAAGGGGTTAAGAGAGTTTAGCCCCTTTTTTATTGAGGGAAATTTAAAGATGAGAAAATGAGAAAAATTAGCTGATTAGAGCCGTTTCAATCACATAAAGTGAGAAATTCCGATCCAAATTTAAAAGCGTTTAAATGGCGTTTAAATTCATTGTTTAGCCTTTCATCAATCAATCGTTATCTATCTTGACAGTTTCAATAAAACCTTTTTATTATCAATTCACTAGGTGCTTAAAAATTCAAAAATAAGCACCTTAGATGGCTTTTTGTCTGAAACCTTAGGCTACGGCACGAACCTCAAGGGCGGCCAGGCTCTCTTTTTGTTCCTTTTCTGTCTGAGCTGCTAACGCTTCGGCTGTTGCCAACAAACCAACTTGTCTATCTTTATTACACCGCCTAAACGCACACACAAGCTGCCATTCGTCATTCGTTAAGCCCTCAGGCGGTTTAGGCTGAACAAAGCCTTGTGCCTTTGTTTCTAGGGCTTGTAGCTTGTTTTCTAGTTGATCTATACGTTTTTGCAAGTCATCTTGGCTTGGTGGTATAGATTTATCAGGCTCTTTTGTTAAACGCTGAGAAAAGCCTAAAGCAGTCTGCACTTCTAATGGCATAGTATAGACACTATATTCAAAAGTTTTTCCTTTTACTCCCTCTCTTTGTCGTTTTTCCCACCCTTCTCTACTAGCTTTTTTTACAATTCCTTTATCAGACGTAGGTAATGAGCTTATTTTTTTTTCCAATAATTCTGTTACAGAAAACCATTCCTGAGAGTTCTTCATAAAACCCCTAGTAAGGAACTCAAGTTCTTTTCTGGTGTGAGAATTTAACTTATTGATATTAAAAAGAAAATAAAAATAATTAAATTTTTTTGAAAAGAACTATTGAGTTCCTTACAAAATAAGCGTATAGTTCCTTTCAGTTACTCACAATCATAACTCAATTAAATTAATTAACGTCATAAGGATAGCACGGAATGGAACAGAGTAAAAAGAATATGCATCGAGCATACATCATTGCCGCTATAAAAGAAAAAGGTAGCTCGCTTACTCAATTATCAGTGAACGCTGGATTGCATCCTAGAACATTAGCAAATGCACTAGATAGAAAGTATCCAAAGGGCGAGAAAATTATTGCAGATTTTATTGGCGTTCCTGTTCAAGAAATATGGCCAGAACGCTATTAGTTCTGTAAGGAATTTTTATGGAAACTTGGCTAACTACTCAAGAACTTTTAGGGCTGACATCTTTACCCAGTTCTGATCGTGGAATTAGCAAAAAAGCTATACGAGAAAATTGGGAAAAACGGCAAAGAGAGGGAGTAAAAGGGAAAACGTATGAATACGCCTTCTCCTCCCTCCCCCAAGAAGTCCAAGCGGAGTATTTACTTAAAAACACCACCTTACCAAAACCAAGTGCGGTGGAAAAACAGGCTGAAAAGCAAATGAGTGAAAGCGCGTGGAATGTCCTCGCTTCGGCTACTAATGAACAAGAACGCCGTGCTGAACGTCGTTTTAATGCGGTGATGAAGCTAAAAGGGTTGTTGGATATGCACCTTAAATTAATGGACGCCATGGATCGGGTGGTTGAGCATTTTGCGGGGCAAGAAGGTGAAGCGGTGAGCCGTGGAAGTCTGAAGCGTTGGTGGTACAAAGTGAAAAATCACCCACAAAGCAACTGGTTGCCGTTGTTGTTAGATAGGGTTGAGCGTGATACCACAAACCGCTATGCCAAGATTGACGAGCTTGCGTGGCAATTCTTTTTAGGGGAATACTGCCGTCAAGCCCAACCAAACTTTGCCATTTGCTATGAAGAGCTGTGTTATGCGGCAGAAGAAAACGGCTGGGCGGTACCAAGCCTCAACACGTTAAAACGCAAGTTTAACAGAGAGATGACGCCCGCCCAAATTGCCCTGATGCGAGGCGGTGATCACGCCCTGCGTGAGTTGGTTAAACCGCAACGCCGTAGCGTCGCCCACCTCCAAGCCCTTGAGATTATCAATGGCGATGGTTATCAGCATAACGTGTTTGTGGATTGGTATGAGGACGGCTCTCGCCCTATCCGCCCGAAAACGTGGTTTTGGCAAGATGTTCGCACCCGTCGCATTTTGGCGTACTGCGTGGACGACAGCGAAAACGGCGATCAAATCCGTCAAGCCACCCTGCGATTAATCAAACAATATGGCATCCCAAAGAAAATTTTAATGGATAACACCCGAGCCGCCTCCGATTTGCAAACCTCCACCCAAACCAAACGAGGTAAGCGGAATAAAGCCATTGTGGTTGATGGGTTGTTTGAACGCCTTGGTATCCAAGTGATCCGAACCCTTGTATTTAAAGGGCGAGGCAATGGACGAGCCAAGCCGATTGAGCGTGCGTTTAGACGTGATGGATTGCCCGCTTACATTGACCGAAACCGCCGTTGCGAAGGCTTTTTTACGGGGGATAGCCCAACGGAAAAACCCGAAAACTACCAATACAAAAAAGGCTTAGATAAAGCGACATTTTTACAAATTGTTGAAGAGGGTGTGCGTAAGTGGAACGCCAAGAAAGGACGCCAAAGTGAGCTAGGGCAAGGCATTTACAGTGCCGATGAGTTATGGGCAAGGGATTATGCCCAAGTTGAAGTGATAAAACCTACCGATGAGCAGTTACGCCAATTAATGATGTTAGGCGAAAGCACCAAAGTGGACAAATACGGCTGTTTTACCCTCAAAGCAGGCTACCGCCTAGACGGCGAGAAAAACACCTACTATGCCGAAGCCTTACAGGGCGGGCAATACCCTTATGTGGTGGTGCGGTTTGATCCCGATGACTTACACGGCACGGTGTATGTGTATGACTTAAATGGCGTGTATTTGTGTGATGCGATATGTGATAAGCCACTTGCCTTTGACAGCATGAAAGGGGCGGCAATGCAACGTCGCTTAGAGGCACAAGAAGCACGCCAAACCAAAAAGCAAGTACAAACCCTAGAGAAAATGGACAAACACCAACACGAACAATACCGCAAGCATTTTGACGACGTACCAGAGGCGGAGTTAGTTGAGCCGAAGAAAGTCAAGCGACTAGCAATGTTCGAGGGGAATTTACAACGCAAAGTCGAAGAAATGGATTGGGTGGTGGATGACGATCCCCCTACCGAAAACGGATTTGCCAAAGGTGTAGCGAAGTTTAAACAGTTATTAAATGATGATTAAAGCAACAGGAGAAAGTGATGAGTCAACGAAATCTACAACGTAAAAAGAGCCTAAAGGTCGCAAACGTACTCAAAGCCCTTGAACGTGAAAATACAGAACAACTCAATCAAGCAAAAGAAAACGAGGAAGTTGTCGCTCAACTTGAAAGGCAAGCCTTGAGTAGCGTTGCAAGAAAGTGGGAATTGACTGAACAATTTCTTGCCGATACGACACTTCCCCGCTCTTTGCAAGTCGCGTTGAAAGACTATCAAGCCGCGTTAAGTATCGCCATTTCGCGAAAAGTAAAAGTAAATAGACATCTTCTGGGGGTATTTTGAAATGACGGCTAAACCAGTAAACCAAGTTGACTTGATGTTCTTCACTCTTTGCATAGGTAAATTCTTCAACGTAAGGCAAAAAACGCTGTTCAATAAGAGTGTAACGGGAAAAGTTAATTTTATGCAAGATGAAATTTAAACGTTTTTTAACTGATTTAGGAATGCCTTTAAACACTGTTCTTTGATGTTTTTGGGCAAATTTAATAATAACACGATCCATAAGCTGATCCACTAGAACAAGGGAATGACATTATGACATTAATTGAACAAATCAAGCAAATTATTGAAAGCGGTGAAATTAACCGTATGCAACTTGCAAAAGAAATTGGGGTAACGCCACCTGTTATCTCAAGTTATCTCAATGGTAAATATACAGGGGATAATGACAAAATCACCCAATCGCTAGAAAGTTGGCTAGAACAGCGTGAAATAAAACGCAGTCAATTTATGACCGCACCTGAGTTTATTAAAACCCCAACCGCCGAGCTTATTCACACCATTATTAGTTATGCTCATGCGTTAGGCTGTATTACCACTGTGTTTGGAATGAGTGGTGCAGGTAAAACAGTCGCCGCACGGGAGTATCAAAAACGCCACCGTAATGTGTGGCTGGTTACCGCCCACCCAAGCCGTGCCAGCCTTGCGGAAATGCTTTATGAAATCGCTCTTGAATTGGGCGTGGGCGAACCGCCAAAACGCAAGGCAGCCCTTGCACGCTTAATTGAAAGCCGAATGAAAGGCACAAAAGGCTTGCTGATTGTTGATGAGGCGGATCACCTCTCTTATGAAACGCTGGAAGAGTTACGTCTTATTCAGGAAGCCTGCGATGTAGGAATGACTTTAATTGGGAATGACAAGGTTTACACCCGTATGCGTGGCGGCATTAACCAAAGCCACGACTTTGCCCGCCTTTGGTCGCGTAGTGCGAAAAACGAAAGCATTCAGCATTGCAAAAAAGAAGACATTGTCGCCATTGCCAATGCGTGGCAACTGGATACCACAGATAAAAAACTGATCAGCTTATTAGCAGAAACAGGCAAGCGAGGTGGTGGCTTACGCATTTTAACCCAAGTGCTACGCCTTGCGTGGTTTAGTGCCAACGGCGACAACAAACGCCTTGATTATGACTACATTTTAGCGGCGAAAAATGAATTGCAAGGGGGAACGGTATGAAACGCACCACATTAACCCACCCAAACCCTGTTTTACGAGGCAATAACGAGATGGTGTTGGGCTACCTTCGCCAAGTGCAAAAGTGCATTAGAAAGCTGGAAGAAATGGGCTTGCACGTCATTAATGTGCATTTTGAGCATATCAAACCGAAAGTGCGGGTGCAACCCAACCATAACACCAAAGAGCTAGAAAAAACCGCTCAAGCGATGCGGTATATCCTCGGCAATGATGGACAACGCTTTGACGAGTGGCAAATGATAGTGGAAGGCATTAAGGTGGTTTGGAGGAGTTATGCCAACTAGAAAGTGCGGCGAACGGGGGAAAGCAAAATGCCATACCGTTTATGCAATCTATAAAGGCGAAATCAATATCGCTGATGGCACAGCCGCAGAGCTAGCAAGACGATTAAACAAAAGCCAAGGTTATATCCGTATGCTAGCCAGTAGCAGAATACATAAGTTAGCAGAACAAAATCCAAACCGCTTAATGGCAATCAAAATCGGTTATACCACCGATGAACTATAAGGAGAAAAAAATGAAAAAACTCACCCTAATTTGCACCGCACTTTTATTGGCAGGGTGTGATGGACAAACCCGTGCCAAGTTTACCGACGTGCGAATTGCGGAAATTTGCAAAGGTGGCGTGGTGTATTTAGTTGTTAATAATGGCGGCATCACCCCAAAAATCAACGCCAATTATGACGTTTATACCTGTAATCAATCAGCTAACCCATAGGAGAAAACAATGAGTAAAACCAAACTAAAAAGCGACACCATCCGCTATCAAACCCGAGAAGAAGTGGAGATTGCGATTAAAGATATTGGCGATTTGCAACGTGAGTTACAACGCCTTGCGACCCACCAAAATGACGAACTGGCAGCGATTACCGAAAAATATGCCCCAAAAATCACCGCTCTTCAGGAGCAAATGAAGCCTTTACAAAAAGCTATCGAAGTGTGGTGTGAAGCCAACCGTGCGGAGCTGACACAAAACGGTAAAACGAAAACGGGCAGCTTTAACACGGGCGAAGTGCAATGGCGACAACGTCCACCGAGTGTATCAATCCGCAAAGCGGACGAAGTGTTGGCAAGATTGCGTGCGTTAGGATTAACTCAGTTTATCCGCACCAAAGAAGAGCCAAACAAAGAAGCGATGCTCGCAGAGCCAAATATCGCATCAACGGTCACGGGCATTACGATTAAAACTGCCGTGGAAGATTTTGTGATCAAACCGTTTGAACAGGAGGTGTAAATGGGTGATGTGATTATTGTGCTGGGCTATTTTGCCTTAATGGGTTGGATTATGTGGCTATTTACAAAGAGTTAAAACCCTTTTCAACGCTCTTTAAACCTGATTTAAGGGGCGTTTATAAAGTGTTTTAAATCAAAAAATAGGAGCAATGACAATGAATTATCACGCTGAAATAGACGTTAAATTGACTTTGGGTATTGAAGCTGAAACCAAAGACGATGCGATATGTTATATCGACCAACTACTGGAAGAAATCCATGAAGGCTACGCTATTGGTCTGAAGTATCGAATTAATTTTGTCAATGAGGAAGGCGAAGATGAAGAATAAATACCTTGTCAGAGTTTATGGAATGGTTGAAATCACCGTAGAAGCCGAAAGCATTGAGCAGGCGGCGGAAAAATGTGATTTAAACACCTTAGACCTGAATAAATTGCCTCATCAGATTACGGAAATTGACGAGGTTGTGGAGGTTGAAGAGCTATGACAACGCAAAAGCAAAGTGAACTTGCACTCAAGCTGGATATGATGATCGGACAGCTTCAACAAGCAGTCAGAGCGATTAATACGGGCAACTATATTGCGGCGGGGGTGTATCTGGAGCTGGTGCAAAATCAGTTGCCCAAAGCGAGATGGCAAGTAGTGAGGGGATAAAATGAAACGCGAAAAACTATTAAGAAAAATAAAAAAGTTGCTTGCACTAAGTAAATCAAGCAATCCTCACGAGGCAGCAAAAGCGTTAGAGATGGCACAGAAATTAATGGCTGAACATCAAATAAATCAGGTTGATATTGAGGTGTCATCAATACATAACCAAAAGAGATTTGCAATGAAGACTGCACGATATGTCTTAATGCTTTCAGGCGTAATACGCAAAGCATTTGGGGTTGAAGCCTATGTCGCTAATTATTATGACGATGGTAGCGAATATGGCGAAGGTCTATGTCACATGGTGTTTTTCGGTGTGCAAGAAAAGCCCACTATCGCCTCATATTGTTTTGATGTGCTATATCGACAATTACAAAAAGCCCGAAAAGCTTTTAATGCAAAACAAAATAAGAAATTAAAACGCAGTACATTGATTGCGAGAGCCGATGCCTTTTGCGAAGGGTGGGTAATGGGTGTCGCTAAAAATGTGGAAAAATTTGCTGTATCTGAAGAAGAAAGCCAATTGATGAGTGCTTATTATAAAACAAAAGTGGAATCCGCAAGAAATTTTGGGAAGTGCAAAAGTCGAGAAAGCGGAAATACAAAAGAAAAAAATGATAACTCTCGTTGGCTTGGTTTTGAGGAAGGGCGAAAAGTTGAGTTAAATCACGGTGTAAATGGAACCGAAACAAAGAAATTAGGAGCAAAAAATGAAAACGATATTAACTAATCAAGAACGAGGCAGTATTTGGATCTCAATGGATATTGCTGATGATTGCCTAAATGAGGCTTTAGCTCTGTGGGATCGCTATATTGATGGCGAAGTACAGCAAGAATATGAGGCAATTAAAGCGATTGAGCTAGCAGAGGGGGAAACAGTAGAAACGCTTTCTGCGGATTGTATTTCCCCCTTAGATTGCCTAGAGCTTATTGTGATGGATTTAGATGAAGCGATGCGATATATCAAACACGTTCGCCCAATTTTGAAAAAATTGATTAAAGCCCAACGTAAGCACCCCGAACAGACTATTAAAGAAGTGATGTGGGGAACAATGGGGCAAGCAGATTAAAACCCATTTACCGCCCTTTTAATCTCCCCTAGCCCCTCTTTACAAAAGAGGGGAACTGAGAGGGCGGAATAATGTGTTTTAAGGGAGGTCTAATGTACACTAAACCCAAATATATCCAGCTTATCCATATCGCCAAGCAAAAGCTCGGTATAGATGAGCTTAGTTATCGTGCAATGCTAGAACGGCTCACGGGCAAAAGCTCAACGAAGCAAATGACGATTAAAGAACTTAGTCAGGTTTTACACGAATTGGAAGATAAAGGCTTTCGTAACACCGCAAAAAAAGCCGTTCGGACAACAGGCAAAATGAGAACTGCGAAACCGACTATTGTGGATAAAATCCGCGTGCTTTGGCGAGCAATGCACAAGCAGGGCATTATTCGTGATGGGTCAGATACCGCCCTTGACCAGTTTGCCCGCAATATTGTCAATGTTGAGCTAGTGAAAAAAGGCAATAACGTGCTGATTATGACGGTGGCAGGGTTAAATGGGGATAACAAGTTGGCGACACAGGTGTTAGAGCGGTTAAAACAATGGCAAAAACGGGTGGAGAGGAAAAATGGATAAAGACAAATTAGATGTGTTTGAACGCAAAGCCCCAGAAGTGTTGGCAGATTTAGCAGCTCATGTTGAGCAAGAGTTAATCAATCGTTATGAAATGCCCGAAGAACAAGCCAAACAAGCGGGAGTTGATGTGGCAATGCGGATTTCAAGAGCTTGGGCGGGGGAGATTATTTATATCCCTCGTGCTTTGCTATTAGCATTATCTGAACGTGATTTGAAAATTTGGCGTGAGTTTAACGGGGTTAATCACCGTGAGCTTGCCCGTAAGTATGGCGTATCAATGCAATGGGTATATCAGATAGTTAAACGGATGCAAAAGGAAGAGATCGACCGTCGGCAGTTTGATATGTTTAAGTAAAAAATCTTTAAACCACTTTAAAATAGTTCTTTAAACAAAATCTTTAAACTCCTTTTAAAAGCATTTAGAAGGAGTTTATGTTATATGCCCTTTCCCATTACCAAAATCGTGATCCACTGTTCTGCCACGCAGAACGGTAAATCCTTACGCAATAAAACAAAATCCGCCGCTCAAGTGATTGACAGCTGGCATAAGCAGCGTGGTTTTAAGCGTAACCCTATCAACACCAAACATTTTAACCCGCACTTGCCACATATTGGCTACCACTTTGTTATTGATACCGATGGCACGATTGAAACTGGTCGTCAAGAGGGAGAAAACGGGGCGCATGTCAAAGGGCATAACGCCCACAGCCTAGGGATTTGTCTGGTGGGTGGCATTAGCATTACAGGCAAAAACTACGGACGCTACACCGCCAAACAATGGCAAGCCTTACACAAGCTATTACAAGAGTTAGAGGCTAAATATCCAGATGCACGAATTTGTGGACATCGCGATTTAAGCCCAGACCTTAATGGCGACGGCACGATTACGCCCAATGAGTGGCTCAAGGATTGTCCGTGCTTTGACGTTTGGAGTTGGCTTGATAGCGAGCAGATTATTAACGTTGAGCATTTATTTAAGGAGTAATGATGAAATACCTATTTAGCACTGCTTGTGTAGGGGCGTCAGCGTATTTGTTAGGGTTAGATAATCCTTGGGGATTGGGCTTTTTAGCTTTGGGTTTAGTTACTGTTTTTATAGCAAGTGTTTGTAACTAGCTAAGGAGTAAATGATGAGTGTATCAATGAAATTTTACTGGGGTAAAAAATTCTCCCGTGGATGGAAAATGAGCAATAACGCCAAGCGCAACAAAGCGATTAATGGCGGACATACTGCAGCACAACAGTTTTATTTGTTATGGGGTTACTAAATGGCACTGAAAGAATTAATTACTAACGATAACGGCAGGCTTAGCACCACCGCCTTTATTCAATTTTTCGGGGCGGTTTTGATGGCAATAATTTTGGCTTATAGCGTCTATTTAGACCGCTCAAATGTCAGTGAGCTTTTTACCACTTTTGCCCTATTTTGTGGCGGTGGTGTGGCGACTAAAGGCTTTGCCAATGCCCTTAATCACCGTAAATCCTCACTACCGCAAGGAGAAGAGCAATGATGTTATCTGCAAGTTTAATTGCCCTCGGTAGCTTTGCCTTATTTGTGGTTTACGCCGTATGGCGATTTAAAAAAGCGGAGCGAAGCCTAGAACAAATGTTTGCCACCGTAGAGCGCCTTGAGCAAGAAAAAGCCGTGGCACAAGCCCAAGTAAAACAGTTTGAAGTGAGAAAAAACAATGAAAAAAACCACCGCACTGCTGATCGCAATGACCTTATTGACCGCTTGCAGCAACAAGGCGATCTCTGTGATTAATCCGAGTTGCTCTGGCTTTGGCTTAATCCAAGCCAGTCGGCAGGATACCACTGAAACCTTGCGCCAGATTGCGGTGCATAACGCTACTTATCGGGCGATTTGCCAAGAGGATAAAAAATGATGATGGAATTATTGGAGTTTATTCAAAAGCACTGGGGATTGGTGGCAACGGTTATCGGTTCAGTTTGGGCAGGAATGAAACTCTCAATGGATAGTAAATACCCCAAACGTAGCGAAATTGAGGCTATCCGAAAAAATATTGATGAAGTGGAGCAACGGCTGACCAAGGTCGAAGATACCCTTGAGCATATGCCTACCAAAGAAGATTTATCCGCATTAAAAATTTTGATGACAGAAATCAAAGGGGAAACAAACACCACGAATGCCCGTTTATCCACTTTAAGTCATCAAGTGGCATTATTAATTGAAGAACGTGTAAAAGGATAACTATGCGAGAGATTTTTATTAAAGACCAACGCCTTGTCATTTTACGCTCCCTTGTGGACGCAGGCTATGATGCAAATGAGTCTATTTTAGATGATTGCCTTGCCCTTTATGGGCATAACATCAGCCGAGATTTGGTGCGTAACCATTTAAACTGGCTGGAAGAGCAAGGGCTTATCCAAATTGAGCGGCTTAAAAGTGGTTTTATGATTGCCACTATTACCCAGCGTGGGCTTGATGTTGCCAACGGCGAAGCGGTTGTTGAGGGCGTGAAAAAGCCCGCACCCAAATATTAAACCGCATTGAAAGGAGGTTTAAATGAGTGAAAAACTCAAGCGTGGGCGAGCGAGCAAAGTGGATTTATTGCCACCGAATATCAAAACGCAATTAACAATGATGTTGCGAGATAAACAGTTCTCGCAACAGGAAATTCTAGCCGAGATTAATGATTTAATTGCCAATTGTGGCTTACCCGACGAAATGCAACTGAGCAAAACAGGGTTAAACCGTTATGCCTCACGAATGGAAGAAATGGGGGCGAAAATTCGTCAAGCCCGTGAAATGGCAGAGGTCTGGACGAAACAGTTAGGCGAAGCCCCGCAAAGTGATGTTGGCAAATTGTTGATGGAAGCGGTCAAGACGATGGCATTTGATTTAACGATAAATACGGAAAAGGTTGATCCTAAATTTTTAAATCAGTTGGCATTAATCGCCAACCGTATTGAACAAGCACAACGCATTGCTGAAGAGCGAGAACGCAAAATCCGCAAAGAGATGGCTCAATTAGCAGCCGAAACCGCCGAAAAAGTGGTGGTGCAAGCAGGATTATCTGCAGATACCGTCCGCACAATTAAAGAGCAAATTTTAGGTATTGCGTAATGGCATTATTAAATAACCGACCATTAAACGAATTAGCCCCTGAATGTCAGTCTTTTCTTAATGCGATTTATGCGTTTAATCCATTGGAGCTGTTGCTGGGTTATCAACGGCGTTGGATCGCCGATGATAGCCAGTTAAAAATTGCTGAAAAAACACGACGCTGTGGTTTAACTTGGGCGGAGGCAGCGGATAATGCTTTGATTGCGAGTACTCGAAAAGCCGACGGTGGTTCTGATGTTTTTTACATCGGGAGCAATAAAGAAATGGCTCGTGAGTACATTGATGCTGTCGCGATGTGGGCGAGAGCCTTTAACTACGCCGCCAGTGAGATACAAGAAGAAGTTTTTGAAGATGAAGGAAAAGATATTTTGACCTATGTGATTTATTTTGCATCAGGCTTTAAAGTGAAAGCACTCTCATCAAATCCGAAGAACTTGCGTGGTATGCAAGGTGTGGTCGTTATTGATGAAGCTGCTTTCCACGAATACCTTGCGGAGGTATTAAAAGCAGCACTTGCTCTAACAATGTGGGGAGCAAAGGTACGCGTTATCTCAACTCATAACGGCGTAGATAATCTATTCAACGAACTCATTACTGATAGTCGAGCTGGTCGCAAGCGTTATTCCGTTCACACAATTACGATTGAAGATGCGTGCCGTGATGGGTTGTATCAACGTATTTGCCAAGTAACCAAACAAACATGGTCGCCTGAAAAGGAAAGGGAGTGGATTGACAATTTACTCAACGATACCGCAAGCGAAGAAGATGCCCTTGAAGAGTATTTCTGTGTACCTAAAAACGGATCGGGCTTATGGCTTTCTCGTGCTTTAATTGAACGTCAAATGAGCGAAAGCACACCTGTGGTGCGATTTACGGCAAAAGACGGCTTCAGCCTTGTGCCAGAACCAACCCGATATAAAGAAATGCGAGATTGGTGCGAGCAAACATTACAACCAATTTTGATAACCTTAGACAGCAATCAGTTGCACTTTTTAGGTGAAGACTTTGCAAGGTCGGGAGATATGACCTCTTTTGTGGTGTTGGCTCAACAGCAAAACCTAACCAAAAGTGTGCGATTAATTGTAGAGTTAGGCAATATGCCTTACAAGCAACAAGAGCAAGTTGTGCTGTTTATCTTAAAATCTTTGCCACATTTTGCAGGTGCCGCATTTGATGCTCGTGGGAACGGTGGTTATTTAGCGGAAGCCGCCCGTGATGCGTTCGGTTCATTAGTCGATTGCGTGCAGTTATCGGAAAAATGGTATCGGGAACACACCGCCCCATTTAAAGCCGCATTGGAAGATGGCGAACTAGACAGTATTCCCAAAGATGCCGATATTCTTGCTGATTTACGTTCGTTCCAAGTAGTGAAAGGTGTGCCTCGCATTCCAGATAAACGAACCAAAAGTGCAGACGGTAAAAACAAACGACACGGTGATACGGCAATTTCACTTTTGCTAGCACATTATGCAAGCCGACAGTTAATACAGTTACCAGTCAAAGCCCACAGCAGAAGACCAAGAGCTAGCCAAAAATTAACGCAAGGATATTAACAATGATTGCATTTGTCACTTTAACCATTTCTGCCACTGTGCTGATTTTTTATGACAAGCCGTTTTGGTGGGTATTTTTATTGTTTGCCACCTTTGTGGATTATGAAAAATAAGGAAAGCCAATGACAGCAAAAAAACAAGATTTAGTGCGTGAAATTGCAACCCGTGCCAGTGCTGTGGATTATTGGGCATTTATGCACTATTTGCCTAACCCAGACCCTGTGTTGAAAAAAATGGGTAAAGATATTTCCGCCTATCGTGAAATTTTATCCGATAGCCACGTGGGCGGTTGTGTACGCCGACGTAAAGCTGCAATTAAAGGGTTAGAATGGCGACTTACACCAACAGGTAATAAAAAAGTCGATGAAATTCTGGCCGCACTTTTTGAACGCTTACCTCTCAACCATATCATTAACCAGATTTTAGATGCCACCCTCTTTGGCTATCAAGCTCTTGAGGTGATGTGGGCGGAAGAAAACGGCTTGTTATTACCTGCCGAGATTGTGGGTAAACCGCAAGAATGGTTTGTGTTTAATGAAGAAAATGAATTGCTACTGCGTGATAAAGAGGAGCGCGATGGTAAGCCTCTCCCTGAAATGAAGTTTTTACTTGCCACCCAGCAAGCAGATTATATGAACCCTTATGGCCGTGCCGATTTAGCCATGTGCTTTTGGGCGGCCACCTTTAAAAAAGGCGGGCTAAAATTTTGGCTCGAGTTTGTGGAAAAATACGGCAGCCCTTGGCTGGTGGGTAAACATCCAAGACAAACCCAGCCGCACGAAATTGAAGACTTGCTGGATAGTATGGAAAAAATGCTGGGAACTGCGGTTGCGGCTATCCCAAATGACAGCACCATTGAGCTGTTAGAAAGTGGTAGCAAAGGTGGCTCATCACAGGTGTTTGATGATTTCCTGCGTTATTGTAAATCAGAGATTGCTATTGCCATTCTAGGGCAAAATCAAACCACCGAAGCCGAAGCTAACCGCGCTAGCGCAACGGCGGGGCTTGAAGTAGCCAAAGCCATTCGCGATGAAGACGCGGCGATTGTAGAAAGCTGTTTTAATCAGCTTTTAAGGTGGATTTGCAAACTCAATTTTAATGTGGACACCTTGCCAACCTTTGAACTCTTTGAGCAAGAAAGTATTGATAAATTGCAAGCCGAGCGTGACCAATTGCTGGCGAGTATGGGGGTGCAATTTAGCGAGCAGTATCTCGCTCGCACTTATGGCTTTGAGCAGGGAGATATTACCCTAAAACAACAACCGTTACCGCAGCAAAGTGCGGCGCAAAAATCGGCAGAATTTAATGAGCCAGCTCCCACAATGCCACGCAATATTGCCGATGGCATTGTGGAACAGCTGGAAATTGAAGCAGAAAGCCACGTGGATAATTGGTTGCAAGCGGTACAAGATAAACTAGCATCGGCTGAAAGTCTTGAGGATTTTCGCACGCAATTAGATAGCCTTATCCCAGAATTAGATTTTAGCGAGTACGCCCAAGTCATGGCGTGGGCATCAACCAGTGCGGAGCTGGCGGGGCGTTATAGCGTCAATAAAGAAAGTAAAAAGGAACGCTAAATGGCAATAGAAAACGGTTTCACCTTTAAAGAGCAAGTGCGCTATTTTGAGAAAAAACTCAATTTACCCACTGACAGCTATTTAGATGTGTTAGGCGAAGAACACGACTATTTTTTTATGGTCGCAGGGGCAAATCGCAATGAAATCATCGCACAGTTTCGTCAAGCGGTGGATGATGCCATTGCACGAGGTGAAACCCTAGAAGGCTTTCGCAAGCGCTTTGATGAGATTGTGGCAAAAACAGGTTGGCAGTATAAAGGTGGGCGCAACTGGCGTACACGGATCATTTATGACACCAATGTGTATGGCGCTTATAACCGTGGGCGGTTAAAGCAGCATTTGGATTTAGCCGATGTGATGCCTTATTGGGAATATCATCACCACGACAACGCCCACCCACGTCAGGCGCATATTGATTTAGATGGCACCATTCGCCCAGCCAATGATCCGTTTTGGCGTTATTACTACCCTGTTAAAGCCTACGGTTGTCATTGTACCGTCGAAGCACACGATGAAGATGATTTAAGGGAAATGGGCAAGCAGGTATCACCTCCCGTGGAAATTGAATTTGAAGAGAAATTGGTTGGCGTGCGAAGTGGTAACCCAAGAACCATCAATCTGCCCAAAGGCTATGATGCAGGTTTTGCTCCGCATAATTTTGACAATCTCACCGCAAGCCGAAATCAATCGGTGGATGCGGTCTTAATGCAAAAATTAAGCCAGTCTGAGCCACGTCTTGCGAGCCGTTTGATTAATGATGTGATCAGTCAACGCCCGCAAGCGGTGGCAATGTTAAACACCGCAATGGCGGAGATGGTCGAAACTGTTACCAAAGAGAAAATGGCACGCGGTCAAATGAAATATGTGGGCGTGCTGTCTGATGAGGTCTTGACTAAGTTAGAGGTGCTAGACAAAGCTCCACAAAGTGCGGTGATTGCGGTGCGTGATCAAGATGTGTTACACGCTTTGCGAGATAACAAACAAGCAAAAGGTATTAACTTACCTGTTGAGTTTTGGAAACAGCTGCCTGAAAAGCTACGCCATCCTAAAGCGATTTTGCTCGAAAGCCAACAGAAGCAACCGACCTTAGTGTTTGTGCATGACACGGAACAAGGTAAGGTGGCAGTCAAAATGGATTATGACATTCAACATCGCGATCAACTGACGCAGAAAAAACAACGGGTAAAAGTGAATATGGTGAGAACGGCAAGTGTGATTGCTGATAAACGTCAATGGGAAAGCTTAAAAGGGTTTGAGGTTTTATGGGGAAACTTGGATTAATAGCCACAGTTTGCCTGATTCGAACAGGATAATACGGTAGTTGCCTAGCGTAACCTTTCCAGTAGGAAACCCCTGTGGCTAGTTAAACTATACCCCTAACTTATTTTTTAATCAATAGGAGAAAATAAAATGAACATTTTTGAAGAAGAACTTAAAGAAGCCGAATTAAAATTAAAAGCCCTAAAACTCGTACCAGAGTTTCAAGGCTTAATGATGGTTGATGCTCAATTTGTATTAAAACAAATTGAACTAATATTACTCAATTTTCAGACTGTTAAGAGTGATCAGGCGAAATTTGACGAAGTAGCTTTAAAACTTCAGGCTGAAATTCAGCGATGTCAGTTACGGCTGACTGAATAAAATCAGTATAAACATCGTTGTAGGCTTTATGCGAAAGGTTGAAATTATTACATTTCGCTGCTGCCAAAGTTAAAACTTGAGCAGTTAAAAGCTGTTCTAATAGTTCAGTTTGTTTATCTTTCATTTGAAAGTCCTTAAATTAAAGCGTGGCAACATTACCACGCTTTCTTTTTAATCCAATTTGCGAGGTAACACAATGATTAAAATTACCCTTGATGATACGCTACCCAAACAGCAGTTAGAGCGTATCGCACGCACCTTAAAAGCCCCGCGTAAGCTCTATGGTGTGTTGGGTGAAACCTTGAAAAAAATTCACGCCGAACGCTTTAAAAACGAAGTCGCTCCTGATGGCAAAAAGTGGCAAGCCCTTTCGCCCATTACCCGTCAAATTAAGGGTAACAATAAAATTCTAAGGCAAGATGGCTATTTGTCGCAGAAAACCGCTTACAATTATGATGATCATCACGTGGAATTTGGTAGCGATGCCAAATATGCCCGCCTACACCAATTTGGAGGCAAGATTGTACCGAAGAAAGCAAAACGGCTACGCTTTGGTAAAAGCAAGATTTTTGCCAAAAAAGCGGATATTCCTGCCCGCCCTTGGTTAGGGATAAACAAACAAGATGAGCAAAGATTGCTAAAAAAAGCCACCGCACTTTTACAGCGACAAATTGAGCAAGGGTTATAGTATTTAAAATCGTGCTTACAAAAAAGCGGATGCTTTTTTGAACATCGGCTATGCCGATGGGGCTAAAAGCCCGAGCAAATTTCGCTATTGCGAAAATTGCGAGTAAAACGTCCATAGCGAAGTTTTCTTTTTAAGTGGTATATTGCCTTACGTTAAATTTTTTGAACGCACTGTGAAAGTTTTGAACGGGGTTTGAACGACGTATAAAATACCATTTAGCCATTATTTCAAAATAACGCCATAATCGCGTGTTATGGCGTTTTTTATTTTTACCCTTATGCTGGGTCATCTTGTAAATTATCTCTTCTCTTTAAGCGGTCTTTAATGCCTCTTTAATCGCCTTTTGATTTAAGTGGAGTATTTTTTGGAATACCGCTGGGAAAATCACGCAAAAAAATCTTTAAAGGACTTTAAAATCTTTTTCGTCTCTCTTTCGTTACTCTATCGGTGTTTCAGCAAACAAGGACACCGATATGACCCTTATTGATATTTTTCGAGCAGGCTCTCGCCCTGACGCCAATGGCAATGTGGTGAACATTACCACGGAGTCGTTGCAACAGGCGATTGATGCCTATAACCCGCAATTCCACGAGTCCCCCGTGGTGATCGGACACCCTAAAGACAATCACCCTGCTTATGCGTGGGTGAAAGGCTTACAGCTCAACGGGGATACATTGCAAGCAGAACTGACCCAGATTGATCCTGATTTTGCCGAAATGGTACAGAATGGACGATTTAAAAAGGTGTCGGCATCTTTTTACTTACCTGATAGCCCGAACAACCCTGTTGCTGGCAAGTTGTATTTACGCCACGTGGGCTTTTTAGGTGCTGTACCACCTGCGGTAAAAGGCTTGCGTAATCCTGAATTTAATGAGGAAGAACAAGGCATCGTTGAGTTTAGCGATTGGGCGCAATCAAGCCTTTGGCGGCGACTACGGGATTGGGTGATTGGTAAGTATGGACAGGAGGAAGCAGATAAAGCCCTGCCTGATTATTTGGTGAGTTCGGTGCAAGAGGAAAGTATCCGTGAGGAGTATCGCCATACTGACGTCCTTGTTCCAGACTTTAATGAAAATAATGTGCAACCAGAAGGAGAACCCGCAATGAGTGCAGAAGAAAAAGCCGAGCTTGACCGCTTGCGTCAAGAAAATGAGCAGCTAAAAGCGACAAAAGCCAAAGCCGAAGCTGAAAAAGCCGAAGCAGAACTTAACTCAGCCAAAGCCGAGAATGCCAGTTTTGCCGAAGCCTTAATTTCGGAAGGCAAACTTGCCCCGAAAAATAAAGACAAGGTGGTGTCAATGCTCAATGCCATGACGGTGCAAGCCCAAGGTGGTGTCGTGGAATTTGAAGAGGGTGAAAGCCTTGTTCAGCAGTTTAAAGCCTATCTTAAAGACCAGCCTAAAGTGGTTGAGTTTTCAGAGGTAGCGACCAAAGACAAGGCCGCACAGCCTGCTGACGAGACGGTGGACTATGCCGAAGGCACAAGCCCAGCCAGCATTGATGCGGATAAACGCATTCGTGCTTATATGGGCGAGCACAATGTGGATTACACCACCGCATTTAATGCGTTATTTAACTAATTAACCAACAAGGAGCAATTTTTATGGCACTGGATTTATCAAAATTACGCGTACAAGACCCTGTACTCACCAATTTGGCTTATGGCTATCACAACAATGAACTGATTGGCGATAGCCTTATGCCTATCGTTGAAATCGACAAAGAAGCGGCAAAAATCCCGACATTTGGGCGTTTAGCCTTCCGTATTCCGACGACCACGCGAAGCCTACGCGGGGCATCTAACCGCTTAGAGCCTGAAGATTTGGGCGCGATTGATGTGGCACTGGAAGAACACGACGCAGAATATGCCATTGATTACCGCGAAAGCAATGAAGCCAGTTTTCCATTGCGTCAATACGCCCTAGGCGTTATCCAAGATGTGATTGCGTTAGACCGCGAAAAACAAATCGCCACCCTTGCGCAAAATGAGGCGAGCTATGACAGCACCAATAAAGTGGCATTATCTGGCACAAGTCAATTTAGTCACAAAGACTCCGACCCATTTGCCGTCTTTGACGCAGCAAAACGTGCGATTAAACGCACCATTGGGCATAAAGCCAATGTGTGCGTGATTGCAGGCGATGTGTGGGAGGTGCTGAAATCCCACCCGAAAGTGATTGAAAAAATTAAGTATGTGCAAAAAGGCGTGATTACGCCAGAAATTTTTGCGGGCTTAATTGATATTGACACCGTCAAAATTGGCGAGGCAGTTTATGAAGAAAGCGGTCAGTTAAAAGATATTTGGACTAAAACCGTGGTGTTGGCTTATGTGCCGAAAACCGCCGATAAGAAAGGCACGGTGTATCAGCCAAGTTTTGGCTATACCGTTCGCCGTCGTAAAGGATTATTTGTGGATACCTACCAAGAAAGCGGTGGCAAGTTAGAAGTGGTGCGTTGTACCGATATTTATAAACCGCATTTGGTGGGCAAGCCTGCGGGTTATTTAGTGAAAGACTGTATCGCGTAACCCCTTTAAACCGCATTTAAACGTCCTTTAAGTGCGGTTGAAAAATCCTAAATTTTGGAGAATGCAATGAACGAAAAATTACTTTACGCCGTGATTGGCGCAGTGGCTGTTTTGCATAACGGTAAACGTTATGAAGTGGGCGAAACCCTTGAACTCACGCAAGAAGAAGCACAAAACATCGCCTTGTATGTGGAACTTACCGAAAGCGGCAAAGTCAAGCTCGCCCAACAGCAACGCAATGCTGAGGAAGCACAACGTAAAGCTGAAGAAGCCAAAAACAACAAAGAAGCGACCACTAATACGGCGAATGCCAACACGGAAAATCAGGCATAAGGCGGCACAATGTACATTAATGCAGAGGATTTAAACGAGCTATTAAGTGAACGTGCCTTAATGGATCTTTCGAATGACAACAGCCGTGCCACAAGCATTAACTTTGCGGTGTTAGATAAGGCGTGTTTGTATGCCACGGAGATTGTCGATGGGTATTTGCGTTCGCGTTATGTTCTGCCGCTGCATCAAGTGCCAACCCTTGTGCGTAATCTCTGTTTGCAACTGGCACGCTATTGGCTGTATTCACGCCGTCCTGATGGCAAAGGTTTTCCTGACCAAGTCAAAGACAGTTATGCCCAAGCGCTGAAAGATTTGGAGCGTATCCAATCAGGCAAATTGCATTTAGGGCTGACCGAGCTTGTCGATACGATGGACGACAATGTGCCTGCTGTACCGCGTTTTGTGGCACGAGCACCTGAAAAAGTGGATTTATCGGGGTATTAAAATGTCTGCCACCTTGCCGATTTTAACGAGCGTCCAAGAACGCTTACTTGAGCGAATAGATCGCTTTAGCATTGAGCTTTTCCCCGATGATTTGGCGAATTACTACGTTAAAGACGAATACGGGGTCATCTTAGTGCAATACGCAGGCTCGAAGTTTGAAACCCAAGGTAGCACCGACCTTGTACATCAACGCCGTGATGTGCATCTTGCTTTAACCATTATTGCCCGTAGTCAGCACGATGATAGCGGGGCATTAGAGGTGCTGGATAAGGTTCGCTTGGCGATTGTGGGCTTTCGCCCCACTAATTGCGAACCTTGTGTATTAATTAGCGAAGAGTTCGCGGGTGAAGACGAAGGGCTTTGGCAATATCAACTGATTGTGCAAACCAGCACGTGGCAGGTGGAACAACGCGACCTGCAAAATTCACACAAATTTACCACCGCACTTTTACGCCGTGCGGATCAACATTAAGGAGAAAAATATGGCTTTTCACCACGGAACTGAAACCAAACGTGAAACAGGCGGATCTGTTCCCGTTCAAACCGTTGATGGGGCGATTATTGGCATTGTCGGCACAGCCCCAATGGGAGCGGTAAACCAGCTTACGCTGTGCCAAACGAAGAAAGATTTTGCCCAATTTGGCACGCTTACAGGTAAAGGCTTCACCCTCCCTGATGCCTTTGAGATTTTAAGCCGTTATGCCAGTGGGCAGGTTTATGTGGTCAATGTGTTAGACCCCACTCGTCATAAAACCCAAGTCAATGATGAGGTATTAACCCAAGACCCAAACACCTTAATTGCCGTAACGGAAAAAGCGGCATTGCTCACCTTAACGGTGAAAGCAAACAATGTGGCTCTCACTGAGGGGACAGACTACACGGTCAATATGCAAACAGGGGAAATCTGCTTTAAAGCCAGCAAAACCAGCCTCACTGTGACCTATACCTATGCTGACCCAAGTAAGGTTACGGAAGAAGATATTAAAGGCGGCGTGGAAAGTAGTACGGGGCAACGCAAAGGCTTTGAGTTATTGCGTGATGGCTTTAATAAATTTGGGGCAGATGCCAAGGTGTTGATTTGCCCTGAGTTTGATAAAACGGCGACTTGTGCTGCCGCCCTTCAAGTGCTGGCGGAGCAACTAAAAGCGGTTGCCTATGTGCAATTGCCAAAAGGAACAACCCTTTCTAAAGCCATTGAAGCACGAGGTCCACTGGGTAACCTTAATGCCAAAGCCAGCTCAGAACGAGTACGCCATTTTTACCCTTATGTCACAGGAATGAGTGGTGGGCTTGAAAGTCTTGCCACGCACGCGGCGGGGCTGCGAATGAAAACCGATGTGGAACAGGGTTATTGGTTTAGTACCTCTAACCGCGAACTGTTGGGCGTGATTGGTATGGAAGTGCCATTAACGGCGCGTATTGATGACTTACAAAGTGAAACCAATCGCTTAAATGCCGTGGGGATTACCACGATTTTTAATAGCTTTGGCACAGGGTTTAGATTATGGGGCAACCGCTCAAGCTGTTTCCCAACGGTTACCCATATCATCAACTTTGAGACCGCCTTGCGTACAGGGGATTTAATTGATGAAAGCATTCGCCGTGCCGAGTTGCAATATATCGACCGTCCGATTGATGATGCGTTAATTGACAGCCTATTGGAAACCATTCGCACCTACTTAGGAACGCAAAAAAGCCTCGTAGGTTTTGAAGTGGGGCTCGATTACGACTACGACTTGGCAGATGCTTTTAGTCAAGGGCAGATCCCCTTGACCTATGATTACACACCAAAACTGCCAGCTGAACGCATTAGCAATCGCTCAGTGATGACGCGTAAATATTTGGTGAATTTGGTTGGTCAAAAATAATTAAGGAGCAAGAATGAGTACAGCAATTAATCAAATCGTCAATGCCAATGTGTATTTCAACGGTAACTCTTTGCTAGGTAAAGCCAAAGAAATTAAGGTTGCCGATATTGAGTTTGAACAAATTGAGCATAAAGGGCTTGGTTTAGTGGCAACCATTAAACTGCCAGCGGGTTTAAATGCCCTAGAGGGTGAAATAACTTGGGATAGTTTCTACCCTGAAGTTCGTGTACAAAATACTAACCCATTTAAACACCAGCAATTAATGATCCGCTCTAATTTGCAAGTATTTAACGCAATGGGCTTGGCAGAAGAAGCCCCATTAGTTACGGTAATGAATGTGCAGTTTAGTAAAACCGCAGGCGGAAGTTTTAAACCTAAAGAGGCGGTTGAGCTGCAAGATAGTTTCCAAATCTACAGCATTAAGCAGACCTTAGAGGGGAAAGAATTGCTCTACGTGGATACCTTTGCCAACATCTACCGTGTAAACGGACAAGATGTGTTGCAAAAATACCGCACCAATATCGGGCAATAAATTCTTAAAACTACTTTAAAAGAAATTTAAAGACGATTTCAGTAAACTCCTTAATGACGTTAAATAATAACCATTAAGGAGTTTTTTTATGTCTGACGTTATTGTTGCTCTTGATTTTCCTATTCAAAATGGTGAAGGCAATCTAATCACCGAGTTAAAAATTCGTCGTCTGAAAGCCAAAGATCTTCGCAAAATGAGAGGCAGTACGGATATTGAGCAAAGTATCAGCTTGCTTTCAATCGTCACAGGTTTAGTGCCTGAAGATTTGGAAGAGCTAGATATTGCCGATTTCAAACGTGCGGCTGAAGTGATTGAAAAAATGCAGAAGGGAAAGTTGAACTAACCGCCCTTGATGCAGCGTTAGCTGATTTGGCGTTTTGGTTTGGATTTTCGCATTCAGAACTGGAAGAAATGACGCTTGATGAAATTGAACGGTGGCTCATTCAAGCCCAACGGCAGATAAAAGCCAAGTACACGAAAGCCGCTATTTAAGCGGCTTTGTTGTTATTTATTGAAGGCTTTATGAAAACCGTTTTTAAAAGATTGGATGGGGTTTTGTGTATTTCTTTTTTCGATACGTCCAAGAATAAAACCCAAGGCAATAAGAAATAAAAATGCAATGGTTGTTTTTGGGAAGTAATACAACGCAAAACCAGTGGCAATAATGGTTAAACCGATAGCAGCTACTGATCCTAATTTTTTGGCTTGAGAGTCAGAAAAATCAAGCACATTAACGAGCCAAGTGAAGATCCCTAATCCACCTATGACACAAGTTGTCATCGGGTAATAGTAATAAGCAGTTCCCACGCCAATCACTAGCAAAAGGAAACCAATTAGGACACCAATTATGCCAAATATTTCATCAATGAACTTCATTAACATTGCACCTTCTCCCTAACTGTTGAACAATTTAAAGGAACTATAAATGATCTCAAGTAAACTCGCAATAGGTTTAGTCATCGGTGCCAGCGTAAAAGGTGCAATTTCAGGTATTAAAGAAGTCACAGCAGCCTTTAAATCATTAAAAGATAATACGTTATCACTTGAGCAAAAAACTAACTCAATGTTTAACCTTGCCAAAGGCTCATTTAAAGCGGCATTTACCTCAGTAACAGGGCTTGGTTCAAGTATTATGGCGTTATCTCAACCAGCTATTGCTTTTGAAAGTGCAATGGCAGATGTAAAAAAAGTCGTTGATTTCAAAACACCTGAGGGCTTCGCTAATCTATCCCAAGATATTCTCAATCTTACCCGCATACTACCAATGACCGCCGAAGAGCTTGCTGCTATTACCGCTTCAGGTGGTCAGCTTGGTATAGCTGAAGAAGATCTCAAAGATTTCACCACAACTATTGCAAAAATGTCGGTGGCATTTGATATGTCTGCCGAAGATAGCGGTGATGCAATGGCGAAACTTGCCAACGTGTACAAAATCCCGATTAAAGAGATTGAAAAGTTAGGTGATGCGATCAACGAACTCTCCAACTCAAGCCCCGCAAAAGCCAGCGACATAGTGAGTACGCTTGGACGAATTGGTGGCGTGGCAAAACAATTCGGCTTAACCGAAAATGCGGCAGCTGCTTTATCTAGTAGCTTTATTTCATTAGGTAAAGCACCTGAAGTAGCAGGAACGGCAATTAATGGAATGCTCACAAAATTGATGACAGCTGATAAAGGCGGCAAGAAATTCCAAAACGCTTTGAAATCAATGGGGCTTAATGCCAAAGATCTAAAAAATTCAATTGGACAAGATGCAGAAGGTGCTTTAACCGACTTCTTAAAAAAAATTCAAAAACTGCCGAAAGAAAAACAAATGGGAGTATTAGTTGATTTATTCGGCTTAGACTATGCCGATGATGTGGCAGTGCTTGCAGGTAATGTGGAAGTGTTAGAAAACAGCTTGAAAACATTACAAGATACGGACTCAAATGGTAAAGCAAAGTATCTTGGTTCAATGGAAAAAGAATTTGCTGCTCGAGCTGCCACAACAGAAAACAGTCTGAAGTTACTCAAAAATAGCTTTATGGAAGTGGGCGTTACGCTTGGCTCATCACTTTTGCCGATTATCAATAATTTTGTGCAAGGGCTTATGCCTATGGTGCATTGGGTATCAGATTTAATTAGCAATAACCAAGAACTCGTTGCCTCTTTACTTAAAGTGGGAATTGGTGCAATAGCAGGTTTTTCTGGGCTGTCTTTTGTCATTGGGATTTTTAGTACCATCACAGGAACATTCTTAAAACTAAAAAGCGGTGCGGGATTTGTGTCAAAAGCATTTTCATTCATTAAACCGTTTGTTTCAGGTTTTGGCAGCACACTATTGAACATTGTTAAAATTATTGCACTTTCTTTGTTGCCGATATTCGACAAATTAGTCACCATTTTAGGGGTTGTTAAAACTGCTATTTTTTCAATGGGCAGAGCTCTGCTTACCAACCCCCTCGGCTTAACTATTACTGCCATCACTGTCGCTGCTTATCTCATCTATGACAACTGGGAACCTATTTCAGCGTGGTTTTCTAATCTTTGGACGAAAGTCACGGGTTATTTCCAAAACTTCTGCAACTGGGTGCAAGGTATTTGGACGAGAGCAACTGAATGGGTATCGAGTGCGTGGGCAGGGGTGTCAGATTACTTTGGACAGCTTTGGAATAACATCACCAACTTTTTCAACTCAGGCATCGGCAACATTACCGCCACCATTCTTAACTGGTCGCCGCTGGGGTTGTTTCATCAAGTTTTTTCCACTGTGCTGTCTTGGTTTGGCATTGATATTCCGAGCAAGTTTTCTGAATTTGGGAAAAATATGATTGATGGTTTAGTGGGTGGTATTCGCAATGCGTGGGAAGGTGCGAAAGAAATCGTTTCTGGGTTAGGTAATGGCATCAAAGGTTGGTTTGCTGAAAAACTCGGTATTCACAGCCCAAGTCGCGTATTTAAGGGCTATGGCGTGAATGTGGTTGAAGGCTTGGCAATTGGTATGGATAAGGCTCAGCCTCTTGCTACACAAGCCAGTCAAAACCTCTCAAGTGCGGTAAAATTCGAGCCTGTTTTAAATGATGCTGAAACGCTCTTTAAACCACTATTCAACGAGAAAAAAGGCATTTTGGAAACACTTTGGGACGATGTGAAACTTGGCGTGAGTGCTGTTGGCAATCTCTTAGGGCAAAATCAACCTGCGAATTTCTCCACGCCTGATTTTGACTCGAATGCACAACACACCGCTCCATCTTCGCCTTTTGCGGATTATCAACCCTTAAATCGACATGCAGTAGTAGGGCAAGAGGGAGCATCAGCAGGTCATTCGTTTGTGGTGAATTTTAACCCAACGATTAATGTTAATGCTAATCAAAATCAAGGGGTGTTAGACCAAGTACAACAAGGCTTGAACCTCTCTTTAACGGAATTTGAACGCCTATTAGATCATGTGATAGATCAAAAAATGCGGAGGGCTTACTGATGTATTGTTTACTTGGTGACATTGTTTTTGAACCTATTGATTTAACAGAATTTTCCGAAACTCAGCAAGCCAGTTTTGCTGAACATGCTGTAATGCGTGGTAAACCCAGACTACAAGCCACAGGTGATGGACTAACTACATTACAGTTTGCAGCAAGATTACACCACCAACTCGGTAACGTGGAAAGTCGCTGGCGTGCGTTAAGTGCAGCAAAATCTACACAAAAACCATTGGCTTTAGTATGGGGGCGTAATGGGCTTAAAGGTAATTATGTGATCACTAATCTAAGCTCAACTACGCTCTTTACTGATGATAAAGGTAATGTGTTGTGCCGAGAGATTAACGTTAGTCTTACCGAATATATAGGTAAATTAGAGGCGACATTACAAGGAGCAGCATTACAGTTAGGTAATAATCGCATTTTAGGCTCAATTTTGCCTAAAAATCTTACGAATGCACTAAGTGAAATAAAAAGTCTAGTCAATAAAGGAGTACAGCTTTATCAAGCAGGTAAGCGTGCTGTTGATGATGTGAAAAATATCGTGGCGGTGATGCGACAGTTAAAAACAGATCCTCTATCAGCTCTCAATCACTTACCTCAAGCCTTATCTGGTCTAGATCAATCTTTAGGGGCATTTAGTGATCTTGTTGGTATGCGTTCAGTTTTGGATAGTGTGTCACCTTATTTGAATGCTGTAGGAGAATTTGTGCAGTCAGGGCAAGCTATTTACGATACGCTATCATTTGCTAAAACGAGCTTTGAACAATTGGATATCGCTGATTGGGATAAAGGATTTGCGATTGCTGATAATGCTTTAAATGAAGTGATTGAACATATTGATAACCTCGCCACAACTACTGCCGAAATGACAGCTTGGGTGGTATTACGCAATGATGAGGAAGAAAATAATGAGAACCGTGATTAAGCATACTGTGAAACTGGGTGAGCGTTGGGACAACCTTGCCTACTATTACTATGGTGATCCTTTAGCCTATAGTCGTATTATTGATGCCAATCAGCAACTCAGTTTTTACGAAGTGTTGCCAATGGGGGTGACGGTTTATATCCCTGTCTTACAAGTACAACCCACCAATAATGAACAGATGCCACCTTGGCTAAGGGGAAACAATGACTAATGTCGCTCAATATGATTTTTCGCTGTTTTATGAAAAAACTAATATTTCCGCCGAAATTGAACCGCACTTAATTGAACTGAGCTATACCGATTATCTAGAAGGGCAAAGTGATGAATTAAGCGTAACCTTTGAAGATATCCAAGGAAAATGGATACGCCAGTGGTTTCCAACTCAAGGAGATAAATTAATTGCAGCGATTGGTTATAAAGGCTCGCCGTTAGTAGAAATTGGCGGCTTTGAAATTGATGAGGTGGAATATGCAGCCCGCCCTTCAACTATTACGCTACGGGCTTTAAGTAGCGGTATCAGCAAAAATTACCGCACTTTAAAACCCAAAGCCTATGAAAACACTACCCTTGCACAGATTGTGGCACAAGTAGCAGGACATTTAAAACTTAAGGTGGTAGGAACTATTAAGCCTATTCCGATTAAACGGGTTACTCAGTACCAAGAACGTGATGTGGAGTTTTTATCACGTCTTGCCCGTGAATATCATCACAGTTTTAAGATTGTAGGTGAACAATTAGTCTTTACCCATAAAGACGAATTAGGACAAAGTAATCCTGTCGCAGTCCTTGATGAGCAAGATGTCATCAGCCTACGATTGCGTGATCGCATTAAAGATACCGCAAAAGCGGTGGAAATTAAGGGCTTTGATGCCAATGGCAAACAGGTCATCAAGCAACGCAAGAACGCCTCAAAACGCCGTCAGAGCATTCAGCAATCAGCGGAAGCAAGCGGTGATACGCTACGCATTGTTACCCGTGGCGAGACCCAAGAGCAAATTGATGCCCGAACTGATGCCGCGTTAGCGGAACAAAATGATGACCAGCAAGCGGGTAATATCACGCTTTGGGGCAATCCTAAACTGGTGGCTGGCAATACGATTTTGTTGCGTAATTTGGGCGTGTTTAGTGGCAAGTATCTGATTAAAAGCACAAGGCATAGTTTAAATCGTTTTAGCGGCTATCAAACCGAAATTGAAGTAAGAATGCTTGAATTTATCCCTGATGATTTGATTACCTTAGGTATGGAGGCAACCTATGCAAACCCATAATTTTACCGCGACCTATCAAGAGGGCATTGTTTCTGCGGTTGATGTTAATACCCATAAAGTGCGGTGCAAAATCCCTGCCCTTGATGACTTAGAAACCGCATGGTTACATTACCCTGTGCCTAATGCAGGCGGAAATCAATTTTATTGCTTGCCTGATGTCGGCGAATTGTTGGCGTTGATTTTAGACGCTCGCGGTGAAGGTGGCTGTGTGCTAGGGGCAATCTATAACCAACAAGACCCTGTGCCTGTGGCGAATGGCGAGATGTTTATGCTCAAATTTAAAAACGGCACAACCATTTCACACAATAGGGCAACAGGTGATGTAGTGATTGATGCGGTAGGAACGGTATTAGTTAAATCCCCAAGCCTTATCACGCTTGATAGCCCTGAAACCAAAACTGCGGGTAATTTACTTGTAGAAGGGAAATTAACCTATATGCAAGGAATGACAGGATATGGCGGAGAAGGTGGTGCTGCGGCGGTGATTAATGGCACGTTAGCGACAAAAGGTGGGGATATTAAAGCCGATAATATCAGCCTGAAAAACCACGTGCATACGGAGCAAGGAGATGGCAACGATACAAGTGCCGCCAAATAAAAATCTTTAAACGACTTTAAAACCAATTTTCCTCTCAGCCCTGTATCCTCAGGGCTATGAATACACAATTAACTACTCATTGGCAACTTGCCCCTGAATTAGACAATCCACAGCCTTTACAAGGAATTGAAGATATTCATCAGTGCATTTCCAATATTCTCAATACAATTAAAGGTTCGGATATTTTGCGACCGCACTTTGGCAGCGATCATTTCAATTATTTAGATCAGCCTGAAGACATTGCTGTCCCTCATATCGTGCGTGAAATAAGCTACGCCTTAGTACAATGGGAACCTCGTATCAGGGTTGAACGAGTTAATATCACTGGTGAAGCTCCTCATTTTGAATGTCTAATTGAGTGGCATTTAAAAGACGAAATATATCGAGAAATTTATCAAACGGCGGTGAAGTTATGAGTTGGCAAAAAGACGATGTGAAAATTGTCCATGAGGACGTGAAACAAATTTTAAGTGATGCCATTGTAGATTATGAACAACGTACAGGCAAAACCTTACAACCTGCTCATATTGAGCGTTCAATTATTCAAACCTATGCTTACCGAGAATTATTGGTACGCAAAGGGATTAATGAGGCATTCTTACAAACCTTTCCACAATTTGCAGTAGGACTAGCGTTGGATTTATGTGGTGAACCTTTTGGCTGTTACCGTCTGCGTGATAAGGCAGCTCGTTGTGTGTTGCGTTTTAGTGTAGAGGGTGAACACAGCAGTATTTTAGTACCGAAAGGCACAGAAGTGGTAGTTACTCCAGAACTCAGTTTTATCACCCTTGCCGATGATGTCATCACCCCGTTAATTAGTTATGTAGAAATTGAAGCAGAAGCCAATAAAACAGGCTCTATTGGCAATGGTTGGGAAATTGGGCGGGTAAAACAATTAAAACAGCCATTAAATACCGATAAAACCATTATGGTTAGCAATATTGATACGACAAGCGGTGGCATTGCCGAAGAAGATGATGAGGCTTACCGTGAGCGTATTTTGCAAGCACCTGAAGCCTTTAGCACTTGCGGTTCTATTGCGGCTTATCAATACCATACTCGCACAGTATCACAAGCAATTGTCGATGTACAGGTGATTAATGGTGGAGGAGGTAAGGTAAATATCTACCCACTTACCGTAACAGGTGTGCCTGATGAACGACTTAAACAGGCGATTATAGACGCTTTAAGTCCAGAGCATCGCCGTCCGCTTTGTGATGTAGTTATTGTCAAAGATCCGATTGTGCAAAGCTACCAAATCGTGGCAGAACTTACCTTACTTGAGGGGTATCGTGAAGATATTGTGAAAACCAAAGCTCTTGATGCCTTGCAGGATTATTTAGCGAAACGTACTAAAAAACTCGGTATGGATGTTGTCCCCTCTGCATTAATGCAGGTGTTACGCGTTGAGGGCGTGTATGACGTAGCTATTCAACAGCCGACCAAAATGATCCTCAATGCGACCGAATGGGCGAACTGCACCAAAATAACCCTAAATATCAATGGGGTACGACAAAATGGCTAAACTACAATATCCGAGCATCATAAAAACCTCTGAAAAATATACCGCACTTGCAGAGCTAGGTAAGAAATTAGATTTGCAAGCAAAACGTCAAATTATGACCAGCCTTGTAGAATTGCTTGATGATAAATGGATAGAGCTTTTAGCGGAAAAATGGAGTGTCACAGGTTATGACGGCTTATTTGTGGCAGAAAGCGAAAGCTCTAAACGTCAGCTTGTCCGCAATGCGGTAAAACTGCATCGTTATAAAGGCACTCCTTGGGCAATTCGTGACGTGTTGCGTCAATTAGGTTTTGGCGAAATTGAAATAGATGAGGGATTAAAAGCCCGAAATTATGACTCTCACCAAGAAGTGACTCGCATACCGCAAGACGAACGTTGGGCGGCTTATGCTATCCGCTTAAATCAACCCATCACGAACGAACAATCAGCAGAAATTCGCAAAGTATTGCTGAATTTTGCCCCCGCACGTTGCATTTTGGCTGTGCTGGATTATAAAGCAACGCCCATTCGCTATAACAACAAAGCGACTTATAACGGGGCATACAATCATGGCTCAGCATAATTTTAATGTCTATTTAAACTGCATTTAAAGATAATTTAAGGATAGGAAATGGCAAATCTAACAGAGCAAGAAAAATGGGAAAAAGGCATTTATCAAATTGAGGAAAATGACCCTGTACATGGTGGTGAAGATGGTATCACCAACAAACCTATTAAACAGCTGGCTAACCGTACCTCTTGGCTTAAAAATCAGCTAGAAACGACAAAACAGCAAGGGCGACCTAAGCCATTAAGTGCTACTACAACCGAAGCCGTGGAAAGTGATGGACATACACATAGCCTTCCGCAAGGCTCAACTACGCAAAAAGGGCTGATCCAACTTACTGATAGCATTAATATGGCATCAAGCGTGTTTGGGGCAAGTGCGTTGGCGGTGAAAACGGCGTTTGATAAAGCCGAAAGTGCTTACAATTTGGCTGAAAGCAAACAATCACCAGCCACAACCTTAGCAGGCTATAAGATTGCGGATTTTGCCCAACGTGCCTTGACCGCAAGCGATAATCTCAATGACATCACTGTAAAAGGCATCTATCACAACTCAACTTATCGCAACACGCCAAATAACAATTATCCCGAAGAACAATCCGGGGTGTTGCTTGTACTGTCAGCAGATGAGCAAATCTATTTTGCCTCTAACGGTAAGATGTTTAAACGCCTTAAAAGCAACAACAATTGGGCGAATGGCTGGGTGAGACTGGATAATTTGACTACCCCCATCGGTGCTGACCAAAATCTTGATGAGATAACCACAGACGGCAATTATTATATTGTTGGCTCGTCTAAAGCAACGCTAGCAAAAAATTACCCCGTTGAGAGAGGTGATGGGGCTTTAGAGGTCTTTGGCAACGGATATTTTCAGCGGTTTACCACGTTTCATTCGTGCCAAGTTTTCAACCGTCGTAAAGTCGGCGGCAATTGGACAAATTGGGTAATGAGTGCTGATGATAAGAGTGAGATACGCCAAAAGACCATTGATTACACCAAGGCAGAGGGTTATGCCTACAGCGGTTTTTACCGACCAAACGGCGATAAACTTAACAACCTGCCGCTTGCCAGTTTGATGGTGCACATCACACACCCATCCTACACCACCAACGCCCACGCAAGAGGGATTGGTTTTAGTTATGGTAGTTATAACGGCAATCAGGCTTGGGATATATTTACCACGGCATTTGACGCAAATGGCACTTATCTCGGACAAAAACAGATTATGACCGAGTTAGGAGGGATATTTAGAGGTGACATTAACCTTAATAATAACATGCTGGGATTTAGTGCAGATACAAAAGATTTTATCAATAGCAAGAATATTGATGGTATTTGGCACGATGACAACAGCAACACCTTTCATTTTCAGTCTGACAGCACTTACAAAAAAACAGGCGACGCAGGTAACGCAAGTTTATCGGCTGTTAATTATTTTGCCAGTGGACGAGTAGAGATTAAAAGTAACACCTGGGGGCGCATCCGTGCCATCCTACCCGATGGTGGTTATTGGCAGTGGGAAGTCAATCCTGCCTCAGCAACCGACCCACGCTTTAATTTTGTCTACCGCTATCCAAACCAGGAAAACCCTGACCGCTACGTGAGGTTCCCGACCGTTCAGCAAGGCGGTGAGACGGTTGCCTATCAAAGTTGGGTGAATGGGAAAGTGGCGGTGTTAACGGGTGTAGTTGAACACGGAGCCACTTTGCCATTACCTCCATCATTTAGCGAAGGACAATGTAAGTTTTTTGTCTCAATGAATTTTGACGATCCAAGGACACAACCATGGGATATTCAGGAATCAGGCAGAAGCAAATCTTACTATCAACGTTGTTTTGTTACAGGGCGAACAGTTACAGCTCAAGCTTGGCACGGTGAGGGGCGAGGTATGGACGTAGGCTCCTGGACAAACGGTAGAGCCAACTATCTTGTTATTGGAATTAAATAGGAGCAAATATGTTTTATGTTTTTAATAAATTGGGGGATTTCCTTTACAGTTGCGATAATCGGATGAACGAGGAAGATTTGGCGCAACGTGGCGAAACGGCGGTAGCGAGCGAAAAGGTTTTTATCAATCCCGTGCTGGTGAATGGAAACATTATCGATAAAGGCAATGCCCCGAGCGAATATCACCGTTGGAACGGGGCGGAATGGGTATTATCAACGGAAAAACAAGCCGAACTGCTTACCGACCAACGCAACCAAATCCGCTTACAAATCAACGCCAAACGCGATGCGTGCGTAAACGGCGGTGTATATGTACCAGAAATCGGCAAATGGGTGGATACGGACGAAAAAGGGCGTGCCACGTTGGTTGAAATCAAAGCGGATTTTGACTTAAACGGCAAAACGGAAGAAAACGGCGAGCCGCGTATTTTCACCCTGATTTGTGCGGATAACACCGCAGAGCCACTGGATTTTGACAAATTCAAAGCGGTGTGGAACGCGGCGAAAACGCTCAAAGAAAAAATGTTTGAAAACGCCTATATGCACAAGATTTTGTTAGAACAAGCGGAAAATCCGCTTGAGTATGACTGGTCAATCGGCTGGTCGCAAACCTATGAGGAATACCAAAATGAGCAAGAAAAATCCCTTTAAAACGTGGGGCTATCACGTTTTGATTGCCCTCGACCAACTTTGCAACGCCTTAACGGGCGGTGGGGCAGATGAAACCTTTTCCAGCCGTTGTTACCGCCGAGCCGTGTTAGAGAGCAAGCCCAAAGCCCGCTGGCGGTTTTGGTTTCGGCTGGTGAATGGGCTGTTTTTCGACAAAGACCATTGCAAAACCGCCTATGAAAGCGAGGTGAAACGGCGGCAATATCCTACAGATTTTTCAGAGGTGATCTACATTAAGAAACGGCAATTACGCTGAAATTGTTTATGAAAGCCCATTTGGCAAGCTATTAGTGGTTGAGCAAACAGACTCGGAGCTGCCCGCAGTGCATTGGCATAATGCCGATGGCTCTTACCATAAAGACGAGGATAATCAGGTTATTTCAAATGAGTTAGATATTATTTGGGAGGGGCAAAATGAAGTAAACGTTTAGAGCAAAAGAAGAAGCGGCGATGTGGTAGGCTCTGACCTCTACCACATCAGCCTAAGCAGATAGCACCTGCATAGACCCGAGACCGCTTTGTCTGACCAGACGGGCGGATTGTAACAAAACCGCGTAAAGTGAGAAAGTTTATGCAAAAAGATTTGCAAGAAATGCGGTGCAAGTGCTGTAAAAAGCTCCTTGCACGCACAAAAGATAATCAATATTTAGAAATTAAATGTGTGCGGTGTAAAACCTTAAACACATTTAAACCTACTCGTTAAACAACTTAAACAACTCAGAGTGTCCGAACGCCTTGAGCGTCAGAACGCCATAATTTAAGGATAAATTATGGCAAATCAAACAAATCCTACTCACTATAAACAAGCACCACTGCCTTTCGTTGGGCAAAAACGGCTGTTTTTAAACGCCTTTAAACAGGTTTTAAATGAGCATATTTCTGATGATGGGGAGGGGTGGACGATTGTCGATGCTTTTGGAGGAAGTGGTTTATTAAGCCATGTGGCAAAGCGTATCAAGTCCAAAGCACGGGTGATTTATAATGATTTTGATGGCTATGCCGACAGGTTAAAACACATAAGCGATACAAATCGTTTACGAGCTGAACTGCTTCAAATTGTTGGCGATATTGTACCCAAAAACAAGCGATTAGATAACAATAAAAAGCAAGAAATCATCAATAAAATCAATGATTTTAAGGGATTTAAAGACCTCAACACCATTGCAAGTTGGTTGCTTTTCAGTGGGCAACAAGTCAGCTCATTTGAGGAGCTATTTAGCAAGACATTTTGGAATGGAATAAAGCTGGCTGATTATCCTAGTGCAGAGGATTACCTTGATGGGCTTGAGATAGTCAGCGAGCCATTTCAACAGCTTCTGCCTAAGTTTGCCGACAACCCTAAAGCCCTGTTTGTGTTAGACTCGCCTTATCTTTGCACCAAGCAAAACAGCTATAAAATGGCAAATTATTTTGATTTGATTGATTTCTTGCAGCTTATTGACCTAACGCGACCGCCTTATGTGTTCTTTAGCTCCACTAAGTCAGAGTTTGTGCGGTTTATTGCGTATATGGTGCAGACAAAAAAGGATAACTGGCAAGCCTTTGATGGAGCTGAGCGGATAGTCCTTCAAACATCGTTAAACTATCAGGTTAGCTATGAGGATAATTTGGTGTTTAAATTCTAAAAATTAAGGGGCTAACGCCCCTATTTTTCAACGCCCGCCTTATAGCCTGCCTCATAAGCCGCACGCATAAGGCGTTTGATATTCCATACGCCCATATCATAAAAATCTAAATGGTCGCTCATTCGGGTCTCTAATGTTTCAATATCCCCCACCTCTTTTGCAATGGTTTCTAATATTTTTGCGATGGTTTTTTCAGTTGTTTTTTTCATTGCTTATTTCCCTCTTAAAATGTTTGCGATTTTGTCAGCGATTTGCTGGGCGACAATGTCAAAGTTAGTCTCGATTGAAACGCGTTGGCGACAATGTTCAGAGTGTTCAACCAGCGTGCCTTGTGGCATATAAAGTAAATAAATTGTTGGCTCATTTTGATAACTATCTTGACGGACTTGAAAGCGGCGTTTCCCTTGCACAAATTCCCTATTTTTAAAGCCGTGATGGTTTTCAAGTCTGGTGGTTAAGTGTTGAATAAATTCTCGTGTATTAAATTTCATTTTTATGTCCCTGTTGTTTTATGTTGGGGGCATCATTGCTCGTTGGGGACGAGGAGTAAAGGGGAAATAAGCGGGTAATTAAGCTGGCTGGCTAACAATGTAGCTGGGGAGGTATGGAGGTCTATTTCAGCATCGTTTAAAAGCGGTTTAAATAGCGTTTAAATATCATAAAAAAATCCACATAACGTGGGAAATTTTTTTCTCAAGTTATGTGGATGCTTTTCTCATTTTTCGCGGACGGCTTCAGCCATTTACGCAAATTTAATGGTATCCCAAAAGCGCATTTTGAGCTTTATTTAAAGGAATGTGAATGGCGTTTTAATTACAGCAACATAAAAAGTCAAATTTCTATTTTAAAACAATTGGTTAAAGGGAGTTTAGTCTAGTTATCTAGGACAGCCCCTAAAATAAAGTGCAGTGCTTTTTCTTACTTCATTCAATCCCAATCAACTTATGGGTTTGAATACTCAGTTGCCATTTGGGTTTGTTTAGACGCTGGTTGAGCAGCCCTAATTGGGTGATGGTGTGGAGCAAATTCATCTCGCCATTGATTTCACAAGGGGAAAGATAGTAATGCGTGGCTTGGATTTTGCTTTCAATTAAGGCACAGAAATCTTGCACATCACCGTCAGCCACAATACGAACTTCATCAGCGTGGGAAATGCAACGTTGGCGATATTTCGCTTCGTATTCCCGCTTTGGGCTGGTGGCGATGTAGTCGATTTGCGTTGGAATGGTTTTTAATCCGTTGGTTTCAATGGCTAAAAAATAGCCTTCCGCTTTGAGTTGATCGAGCAATAACGCAAGCTGTGGTTGGATTGTGGGTTCGCCGCCCGTGATGATAATATTCTTCGCTGAAAACGACCGCACTTTTTGCAAAATCGCTTGCAACGACCATTGGCTGAATTGGTTGTACGACGTATCACACCAAGGGCAAGCCAAATTGCACTTGCCAAAACGCACAAAAATGCTCGGCATTCCCGTGTTTGCCCCCTCCCCTTGCAGGCTTTCAAAAATCTCAACAATGGGGTAATGGGGATTAGAAATTAACGCTGCCAT